GGTCAGACATTTAATCCCAATGTAGATCAGAGTTATGTTACTGATCTTGGGTCTCCTGGAATTAGAAAAACTGGAGATTTAATTACTCTTGATTACAATGAGGTTCTATATTATGAACAACCATATGCAACGAAGACAGAGAGTGTAACTCCATTTTTGGTTAGATACTGGGAAGGTATTATTCAACTAAATCCACCTATTGATTCTTGGATTGAGGAAGAATTCAGAACCGTCAATAATATGGTCGAGAATGAAGTTACTTTAGTTCTTCCCGATGAAAATGTGACAGTAACCGAAGATGTTATTGTAGATGAAAGAATTAGTCAGGATGAAGCAAATGCCCAATTTGGAGTAGATGGAAACGTTTGGATTGATACCGTAAGAAACATTCTTTCCGATGTAAAAACTATTGGTGGCGTTCCAGTTAACTTGGATAATAATAACTTGCAAAATGTGGGGAGTAAACAGAATGGTCGATGGAATAGACAGGGAGAAATTGGATTCTATGCAGGAACTAATAAATTACGTTTGGAGGTGAATTTTGGGTCGGTAACTCAAAATGATAGAAATATCATTAGTCAGATACTTCCACCAGATGCAGCTAATTCATTTCTTCGTAGAATTGATCGAGGTGGTGGTCTTCAGTTTGCTGTGATTGAAATTGATTTATCAGATCCAAAGGGAACTGTTACCGTAAATGATAATATTGAAGAGACTACAGAAACTACACAATCAACTATTATTATACCTCCAGAAATATTAACAGAAGAGACAATTTCAGAATCAATTTCAAACTATACAGAACCTGTAAGATTTGTTAGAAGTAGAAATATTGAATTCGATGTGAGAGGATTGAGACCTGTTACGAGATTCTATCCATTCTTTGAAGGTATAGATGTAAGCAACTATGTTGTTCCGAAATTAGTTGAAATTGAAATGATTTCTGGTAAATTTCAAATAGGAGAAACGGTAATTAGTGGTCCTTTTGATACCGAGACTAAAGTATCATTTAGAGTTTGTAAACCAAATCATAAGACTGGCCCATTTGATGGATCAAATCCACCTTCAATAACAAATCCAGTTCCTGTTGTTGACTTTACTACGGGTGAAGTTCTTCCTCAAGATCCAAATCTTGTTCCTAAACCAGATATTTTTACATTAAATCCATATACTCAGCAGCCCATTCCCAACGACTACAGCGAATCATCTACATTCTTAAACGTAGACACTAGAGCTTTACAATTACCATCAGAAACTGAATATTTTGGTTTAGTAAGACCTGAAATGACTCTTATTGGATCTACTTCTGGTGCAATTGCTAGAGTAACAAGAGTAAGATTGGTTTCGGATAGTGCAGGAAGACTTTTGGGATCATTATTTATCCCAAATCCAAAAGTTATTGGAAATCCAAAGTGGACTAATGGACAAAATACATTTACTGTTATTGATACACCAGATCTCAATAACCTTGATGAAATATTTGATGAGTTTATCGCTAACTCCAGAGTTAATGAAAGTTCAGCTCAAGCAGAATATTCTTCATCAGGAATTATAAATGTTGAAGAACTGACGATCACAACAACTAGAGATATTACAATTATTCCGGAAAGAGTAAGAAATGTAACTACCATCACAAATACAACAACACTAACTTCCGATGTTAATTTTGTTCCTGGAAGTGGTGGTCAATGGGAACAGTGGGACCCTCTTGCACAATCATTCTATGTACGTGAAGATTCTGGAATTTTCATAACATCTTGTGATATTTTCTTTGAGACAAAGGACGATTCTATTCCAGTAACTTTCCAGATTAGGCCAATGATTGCTGGTGTACCCAGTACATTAGTAGTTCCTTTCTCTGAAGTAACTTTAGAACCAGATCAAGTAAATGTATCAACCGATGGAACAATTCCAACTAGAATTAGATTCCCATCTCCGGTTTACTTAAATGGACCTAGAGAAATTCAAACAAGACAATCTCCTATTGGATCTCAGCAAGGATCAGAGTATGCTATGGTTCTTCTTTCCGGAAGTCCAAATTATAGGGTATTTATATCTGAACTGGGTCAGAATGATATCTATACCGGAATTAAAGTTTCTCAACAGTATACTTTGGGTAGTTTGTTTAAATCGCAAAATGGTTCAACTTGGTCTCCAGCCCAACTAGAAGACCTTAGATACAAACTTTATAGAGCAGATTTTGTGGATCAAGGTCTCGTAAGATTCTTCAATCCAAATCTTTCTATATCAAATAAAAAAGTAACTGTTACGGGATCCAATCAATTACTACCACTTTCCAAAAAAATTGTTGTTGGGTTGGGATCGACCGGATTTGACTCTATCAATGTAGTTCCTGGGGTGACTATAGTTCAAGGAAATGCAACGGGCACTTTAACTGCTATTGGTGGAAGTATTGCAATAGGTTCTGGATCATCTGTTATTAATGTTGGTACTGGATATAGTACTGGAACATATACTGATGTTGCACTACAATCCGAGACTGGTGTTGGTGTGGGCGCGGAGGCTACTTTAATCGTCGATGGTAATGAACAAGTCTCCACAATTACAATCACAAATGGAGGTAATAACTATGTTCTAGGAGATATATTATCAATTCCAGATAGTTCAAGTTTTAATAGTGGATTTGGAGCACAATTCCAAGTAACCTCGATTGGATCAACAAATACTTTTGTTGTTGATAATGTTCAAGGAACATTTGCTGCCGGTCTAACAACAGTCTCATATATAAATTCTTCGGGAATTCAAACTTATGTTGGTCCGGGAGTTACTATTTCAAGTATAAATCCCGATCAATATAATACTGGTCTTCATATGAAGATCTATCAACCAAATCATGGAATGCACTCTCCAGAAAATTATGTAGAAATTTCTAAGATGAGACCAACTTTCGATGGTGATTTTGCAGATACAACAACGGAATTAGAACAAGATGGTTTGGAAGTTACGCTCGATGACGCTACAGGATTTGATACCTTTGAAGGATTACCAGTAGGTTTATTAAATCCAGGATATGCATTGATAGGTTATGAAGTATTTGAATATACATCAGTTTCTGGTAATACTCTTATAATTTCGCAAAGAGGAGTTGATGGAACTTTAGTTTCCCAGTTTACTTATCCAATTGGATCTCCTGTAGAAAAATACGAATTTAATGGAATTTCATTGAGAAGAATTAATAAGATTCATAATCTTTCTCTGGTCGATCAGAGCACTCATCCAACTGAACTAAACAGTTATCATATTAAGATTGAGATGGGGGCAACTGATTTTGAAGGGACTGGTATTGGATCTGATAGAACTAATGATCTTTATTTCTTAGAAACAGTTCAAAAGGGAAGGTCTGGAACCAATATTACTAGCAATATACAATTTGAAGCAATAACTCCAAGTTTTGCCAATATTGTTCCTGGTGGAACAACTTTAACAGGAAGAATGAGAAGTTTTACTGGAACAAGTGTTGGTGGAAATGAAGATTCGTTTGTAGATTCTGGATTCCAATCAATTGAAATTGGTGAAATAAATTATCTTCCAACCCCAAGACTTATTTGTTCTAAAGTAAATGAAGAGAGAAACATTCAAAATTCTCCGGGATCTAAGTCTTTGACAATGGAATTTTTAATGGAAACCGAAAATTCATTGGTTTCGCCAGTTATTGATACTATCAAAACATCAACTATTTTGACTAGTAACTTAATTAATAATCCAAATGGAATTGGCGAAAATTCGAATTATGCAACTACTGACAATACTAGAAGTCTTTTTGATGATGATCATGCCGCGATTTATATTTCAAAACCAGTGAGATTAAAAATTCCTGCAAATTCTTTGAAAGTATTGTTGAGTGCTAGTAGAAATACACAGAATGATATTAGAGTTCTTTATAGACTTTTTAGAACTGATTCTCCCGAGATCTCACAAAACTTTGAATTGTTCCCTGGATATTCAAACTATACAGTTGATGGTCAGGGAATTAGAAGAGTTGTTGATGAATCTCTCAACGATGGATCTTCAGATAGAAAGGTAGATCAAACTTCCGATAGATCATTCAAAGACTACGAATATACGGTAGACAATCTTCCAGAATTTGATGGATTTTCCATTAAAATCGTAATGGCATCAGAAAATCAAGCAACACCTCCGATGGTAAAACAGTTAAGAGCTATTGCAACTATCAAACCGACATTATAATATGGAATATATAAAAGTAAAAGATAAAAATAATCTAGTTAGGGATACCTACTCTAACGGAATTGTGAATACTGATTATGAAAATTATAAAAAATATATTGATTCATATAAAAGAAAACTAGAGGAATCAAAAAGAATACAAAATTTAGAAAGTGAAATTGGTGAAATAAAAAACGATTTGAATGAAATTAAATTTTTGTTGAGGAATTTATCTAATGGATCCTGATAAAATTACTTTGGATAATATATCTAAACTATTTGAATATGAGAAACTTTCTAGAGATATAGATAGTATAGATGATATTGAAACTTTAAGAAATTTTGCAAAATCTTATGCAAAACTCTATTTCAAACAACAAGAAGTCATATTAACACTCTAATGGCACAACCATCTACCAGACAAGAACTGATTGATTATTGCAAAAGAAAACTTGGTTATCCGGTTTTAGAAATCAATGTTGCCGACGAGCAAATTGAAGATTTGGTTGATGATGCTATCCAGTTCTTTCAAGAGAGACATTTTGATGGAGTATATCCAACTTTTTATAAGTATAAGATAACTCAAGATGATATAAATCGCGGAAGAGCTAGAGGTTCAACTTCCCCAGTCGGAATTGTAACAACAGCAGTAACAACAAATATTGTTGGTGCTGCAACTACCTTTTCTTATGAGGAAAATAGCAATTATCTCCAGGTTCCTCCCAATGTTATTGGAGTAAATAAAATTTTCACTTTTGATAGCGCAAATACAATAACTAGCAATATGTTTAGTGTGAAGTATCAGTTATTTTTAAATGATATTTACTATTGGGGTTCTATAGAACTATTAAGTTATGCTATGGTCAAAACCTATTTGGAGGATTTAGATTTCCTACTTAATACTCAGAAACAAATTCGTTTTAACAAAAGACAAGACAGATTATATTTAGATATTGATTGGGCAACAGTTAGAGAAGGTCAATATTTCATAATAGATTGCTATTCGACCTTAGATCCAAATGATTACTCTAAGGTTTGGAATGATTCTTTTTTAAAACCGTATCTCACTGCTCTCATTAAAAGACAGTGGGGACAAAATATGATGAAATTTACTGGAGTAAAACTGCCTGGCGGAGTCGAATTAAATGGTAGACAAATGTATGATGATGGACAAAGAGAAATTGATATACTAATGGAAAAAATGTCCAATACTTATGAACTTCCACCTCTAGATATGATAGGTTAATCCTATGCTAAATCCATTTTTTCTGCAGGGATCTTCAAACGAACAGGGACTGATTCAGGATTTAATTAATGAACAGTTGAGAATGTATGGTGTGGAAATTTATTATCTTCCAAGACAATATATCACCGAAAAGACAGTACTGAGAGAAGTAATAGAATCGGAATTTAGTAGTGCATATCCAATAGAAGCCTATATCAACTCATATGAAGGATATTCGGATAATCCCACTATTTTATCTAAATTTGGTATTCAGGCACTCAACGAAATAGTATTGACGATTTCCAGAGAAAGATATGAAACTTATATTGCGCCTTTAATTGGCAATCAACCAAATATAAAATTATCAAAAAGACCCAAGGAAGGAGACTTGGTTTATTTTCCCTTGGGGGATAGATTGTTTGAAATAAAATATATTGAACACGAGAAACCTTTTTACCAATTACAAGGAAACTATACCTATGAATTGAGATGTGAACTCTTTAGGTATGAGGATGAACTCATTGATACAAGTATTGACAAAATTGACGACCTTATTTCTGGGGCAGATT